CTGTGGATTATACCAAGTAACACTAAAAGAATGACCATTCAGAAGTCCAAGTAGCGTTTGTGCTTCTGTTTCTGTTAAAGGTTTTGTTGTTATATTTATCTTAGGAACTGTTCCAACAAAAGTAGCTTTCAAGTTTCCAGCAAGATTTCTCCCTGCTTCTGTCCACATTTCTTGATAATTAACAGTATATTCTTTTAAGTATCCTGTTATATCCGTTGTTCCTATTTTCAAAAGTATCATTTTCTTTTAACTAAATATTAAGTAAAGTACTTCCAGTTCTAAGTCCTTTCTCATTTATAAAATCAATTACTTTTTCACCAACCTTATCATCTCCAATCTTAACAACAATGTTTATAGGTTCACCACCACCCCTACTGTTTATTTTACTTGCCAATAAGTCTATCCATTCAGTATTCCTATCTAATGGTAATACTGCTTCCCTACCTGCTTCACCAATAACTGCCATTGTAGGACTATCTATTATTCCTCCCTTTGCTAAATAACTAATTTTTTTAATTGATATTCCTTTCCCACCTACACCAGGTACCCAGTCGGGCATTTTAATTTTGTTTACACTATCAATAAATACATTAAGTCCTTTAATTATTGCGTTTATCGGTTTCTTTATAACTTCAACAATTGTCAAGCCTAAATTAGAGAAGAACCCTTTAACCTTACTAAATCTATCTTCTATCCAATTTAATACATTTCCTATAATATTTTTAACCGAGTCACTTATTCTATTAAAGATAGAAACAACCGTATTCTTAACAGTATCAAATGCATTTCCTATACTAGTTCCAATTCCCTTAAACCAATTAACAACATCAGTAACAAACCTGTTAATCATTACTCCCATATAATCGATTTTATTCTTAAAGAACCCTACTACCGCATCAAATAGTGCCGTTATTCCTGCAATGCCTTCATTAAACCAAGTCTTAATATCTTCCCACATCTTTTTGAACCACCCACTAATAGGTTCCCAGTTCTTCCATACTATATATGCTAATCCAGCAAGGACTGCTATCACTCCAATTATAATTAACACAGTAGGATTTAATCCTGTAAGTATTTTCCCAAGCCCTCCAAATATTGTTGTTACTCCTGATACGGCAGAGCCTATCAAAGATATTGTTTTTAATCCCATAAAAATTGCCAAAAACACTAAGACTGCTTTTCCTGTTGTTTCAAGGGCATCTCTAATTTTCTTCATCTTATCTTCTACACTATCTCTAACCTCATCAGCGATTTTGTTAATCTGATTAACCTGCTCATTCATTGCTGATACATCAAATATCTTGCTCATATCACCAAGTCCACTTGAAATGCCTCCTGCAACTCCTCCACCTCCTTCTTCTTTGTTCAAAACAGTCATTTCATCAAATCCTGCTAACTGTTTATTCAACTTCTTTGCACTGCTTGTTGCCTTATCCATTCCACTACTTGCCTTGTTAGCATTCTCATCAATCTTTCCAAATGTAACCGCAACTGGTTTTAATGAGAAGTTGGCTAATGACTCAAAGTATTTACCTATTCCAGGTATAGCACTTAACCAAGTACCAAGTACTCTAACTACTGCTACTACATATCCAGCAACTCTAATTGCCCATTGTTGAAAGGTCTGAGCATTAGAAATAAGGGCTGTCCTGGTAGAGTCAACAAAATTAAATACCGCTAATGATATACTTGCAAATATAGGCTCTAAATAACTACCAAGTCTTTCGTATAGAGTAGTTACTACATTCCCAACACTTAAAACCGCTTTTCCAGAAGTCTGCATTGTAGATGCATAAGCACCCAATGACTTCCTTCCTTCTTCCATTACAATATTTAACCTGACTTGTGCCCTTTCTTGTGCAGATAACTCCATTACAGATTTGCCAATACTGTCTGCATACTCCTTATATGCCATATTGATATTACCAATTTCAATAAGTCCATCAGCAAAAGTTAATTCCCCTCTTCTTACAAACTTTGTCAGTCTTTCAATAGCCTCCGCACTATCAATTCCAGCGGTAGCACCTAAGTCCTTCATAGTAAGAATTAAAGCAGTTGTTCCTTCTACCGCTTTTCCTGTTCTTGCATCAATAGTCTTTAATCCATTTGCCATATCCACAAGTCCTGACAAGGCAAGTGTCTTAATAACATTTTCTGCTTGACTACCATAAGTATTTGCATCTTCTAAGGCATCTCTAAGTCCTTCTACTTGTTCGGTTGTCATTCCCATATTTCTAGTGACAACTTCTGTTGCTGTTTTTAACCTTGTATATTGGCTTCCTAACTGAAATGTCTTTGTAATGACTGTCTTTGTAACATTAACAGTTGTTCTTAACACACTCATTAAAACCTTTGTAGCAATATTCGCTTTAAGTATAGAACCGACTAAATTAGTTCCAATACTTTTATTAACACCTTGAACCTGATTCTGTAATTCTGAAAGTTTTGTATTTGTGTTTTCAAGTTCTAACTTTAATTTATCTGCATTTGCAGTGATTAGAACTTCTAATTCTTCAACTGTTTGCTTTCCCATTTTTCTTTATCTTGCCACCTAAAATTATGGTATTTCGTTTCATCATTTCTTCCATCTCCTCTACACTCATTTCCTTTCCTACTATCTCGTTCATTTCCATTCTGTTTAACTTGTCTTCTAAAAAAGGCTTTCTGGGATACTTCTTAGGTTCATTTACTGCATAAGCAATGTACTTCCCTAAATTGTAATTATTCGTATCAGCCTCTCTTAATCTCTTCTTTTCATTTTCTACATAAACTTTTATATACTTTTCAAACTGTTTAGGGTTTAGTTCCCAATACTCTTTAATACTAAGTCCTACCGTTATTGCCACTTCTTCATTTTCTTCCCAATATTTCCAAAACCAACTTTCTACATTTTCGCCACCTGCTCTTGTGTTTTGTTTAATATTTCTTTCAGGTTTACCGTTCGTGGTAAAAAACCTTTATTTTGTAACTCCTCTAAAATTAGAACATATAATTCTGTTATATCTTTTTCTTTTAGATATTCATTAATAAGAACATAAGCAGTTTCTTCATCAACATCTAAACCGTACTTAATAAACAGGTTTATATTCTCTAAACTAAACTTTCCTAATACTTCTAAGAATGGTAAACCACTCTCCTTTTCTAGTTTAGCAATTTTACTTGCATTAAACTCTAAATCGGTTTTTATGCTTTTATTCTTACTTTCACTATTTTCCATTTATTTCATTTGTTAAAAGTTAATTTTAGTTTCTTAAAATACAGGGCAGTCCCCTGCCCCATATCTTATACACTTGCACTAGCCTCTGCGTACTCAGGTTCACCGCTTATTCTTAAACTTGCACTAAACCCTCTAACACCATCAATTGTAGCCTCACTCTCTTTGAATGATTTTACAAATGCATCAAACTTCCAAGTTGCACCATTAGGTGTGGTTATTGTCCATTTCTCTATTGATTGTGAACTTGCTAAGGCAAGTAATGCTTCAACCTGGTCTTCATCAGAAATGTATCCCGCTAATGTAACTTCACCAGCGTCCTTGAACCCAGCAATGAACTCCTTAAACCCACCAGTGCTTGAAAGTGTAGTTACATCTATTTCATCACTTTCAACACCAACCTCTCCAATAGAAGTAAGTCCACTTATTACTAGGTCTGTTGACTCGCTTCCCGATTTTGTCTTGGTTAGGGTTGTTCCTAAACTCTTAGTTGCCATTTTCCTATAAATTAAAAATTAAATAACTTATAAATTAAACTCTCTTTTATTTCTTTATTTCTTTCTCTCTCATTTATTTTATCACTTAACCCACTATCGTTTCAAAAGTAGTAGATAAATGACTTCCACTCTCAACAGGTATATCAGAACAGGCAGTCATTCTGTACCCACCACTTAACATTTTAGTTACCAAATCAACTAACATAGAAGATGTCCCAGAGCTTGTTTCAGCCCACAAGTCTACATTCACAACAACCACTTGATGACTTATTTCACCGTCCATAGTATATTCAGGTCTGTCCTCAGCAATAGAAAATGTAATACACGGATAAGTAACTTCTATTTCAGGCATTGCCTGATAAGTAGTCCCTACCGTACTCAATAGATTATAAATACTTGTTTTCGGCTCTATCATTTCTTTATGCTTTTCAATTTATTGCTCAAATAGTTTTCAACAGACCTTTCTATTAACTGTTCATTCTTTTGAAGTGCTGGTCGCATAAAAGGTTTACCAGAATATATAATATGCCTTCCGTCCTTTAAGTCCCTAGACCAGCCATATTCTTGGTAAATCGCATACTCAATATTTGTATAAACTACTCCTATTGCATTAGAACCCAGTCCTGCCTTTGAAGCAGTTTCACCAGATAATGTCTTAGCAAATATATGATTCATAAGGGTTCCAGTATCAACAGGTGCTAATATTTTAGCGTCCCTTTGAACAATTCTAGTCAACTTGCTAATAATAGGTTTCAAGTCTATATCACCAGCTTTTTCAAACTTTTCAATACATTTATCTAAGTTTTTAATTGCTACCACCTTTACTTTTCCTACCATTTATCACAAGCTATTAAATTATGACTATCGTATTTCAAAAACCTCTTAACACGGTAATAATCATTCCCATATTTCAAGATGTCCCCAAGTTCCACTACTGCGTCGGTTGTAATTAACAAATCAGCTTCAATTTTAATACCCTCTTGTTCTTGCAATTCAGCCAAGTTTCCATACTGTACATTTCCATAGAAACTAGTCCCCTTTGTAGACATAGTATCGTGTGCAAAACCGTCCGTGTCTACTGTACTTGTTTTCTTATAAGGGGTTATCTCCTTATCGTAAAATGTGTCCTTTATTTTGCTCTTAAAACTTGCAGGTATTTCCATTTATTCAGACTTATAAATTACTCTTTATAAATTGCTATAATTCCCTTCTGTAAAGTTCGTTCTAACAATCGTTGGTATTCTATATCTATCAATAATAGTTTTTGCACTACCAAAAATGTCATCATCTTCCTTTGAATTAAAATAGCTTTCTATATAATCTCCATAACTAATAGACTGACCATTATCCGATATGCTTTTAATTCCCTTGCTATCAGCAAGTAAACCTTTAATTCCCTTATAACTAGAAACTACCACTCTTGCGAGTGTCCTTTCTAATTCAACAGGAATAGGAAGTATCGGCAACCTTTCACCAGTTACATCAACGACATAATCACTATCATAATAAGTCCCAGTTAAGAACCTCTCATAACCAGCGACTAATTGCTGTCTATTGGTGTATGCCAAAAATCTATCAATCACATCAGAGATTATAAAATCAATATTGCTATCTTCTTCTAACTCAGGACACAGAGCAATCACATATTCTTTAATTTTGCCAATCACTTCGTCCATTCCGACTTAATAAAAAGTTAAGCTCTTTTATTTTAATCTTTTTATTTAATCTTTTATTTTAACTTCAAGCTCAACTCTTTCAATTAAGCAGATATTCCAGCACTTAATGATGCATACTTAATCAAATCAGGCATTACTGCTTTTGTACCATAATGATAGAACAATTCTATTGCCACAGCATTGCTAAGTGGAATAGGTTCAACAACATAAGGTTGTGCTACAACTGGCTGTGCTATTGCACCAACTGCCATACAAATAGCATCTTCTGTCTGTCTTACATTAGAGAATACTCTTACTCCGTGAAATACATTGTAATCCTGTCCGTTAAGGTTAGTTACCTTATCAAGATAGTTTCTAATTTCTCCATATACAGCAGGTGTAACAGTTAATACTAACATCTCTCTATCAACACCGTCTACATTATCATTAGAAACAGTTTCAACTGACTGTATCAATTCTTCTAACTGGTCTTCAATTGTTGTAGAAGTAATTGTTTCCTCACTTCCAGCACTCTCTGCTTCTGTGAAGAATGCTCTGTCAAGTTCTCTTATCATAGCATTTTGATGATTTGCTTGTCTTTTTGCAATTATTCCATCAATGCCATAAAACTGAATATCTTTCCATTCTACTTCCTCAACTATTTCTTTATC